CCGAGTCGATTGCCAGCGGGAGCGCGGTGGCGAACCTGCGCATTCTCGATTCGTGCAAACGCTATTTGGAGGAGCGCCGAGCGCCGGCGGCGCATGACGTGTGGTGGGACGAGGTGCGAGCTGAGGAGGCGAGGTCGTTCGCACGCAAGTGCGGCCAGGGCGTGGAGGAGGACGCCGGCAAGCCGCTCGAATGGATGCCATGGCAATGCATGGTGGCGATGGTGTTGCTCGCTAGGCGCCGAGTCATCGGCAAGGTGAAGACAGATACCCCCGCCACCAAGGCGCTCTTGTTGGTGGTGGCACGCGGCAACGGGAAGACTGAGTTCGCGGCGTCAATGATTATGGCGGCGATGCGCGACACCTCGACTAGCCTGGAGTTCTCATCGGTTGCGCCTGATGGACGCTTGGCCCAGAAGACGTTTGAGCGCATGGCGACCATGTGCCGGACGCTGGCGATGGATGACGTGGACAAGGACGAGCAAGGATGGAAGGCTTCGGGCGGATCGACGCCGGCGCATCCAGGGCGAGTGCGCCACGGCGGCAACCGGTACATATCCCTGCCCTGCAGTGACAAGGCATTGGACGGATTGACCACGCGCCTGGTGGTGGCGGATGAAATTTCCCGCATGCCGAAAGCCGTCGGGCGTTTACTCACGGGGCTTGCCAAGTTTGCTACCTCGCAACTGTTGGCGATCACCACGCCCGACCCGGAGCAGAAAACCACACCGATTTGGGGCTATTGGCAGGCTTGCGAGGCGGCAATTACTGACGGAACCCCCTATCCGGCAGGGTGGTGGCCCATGATTTACGGGCTAGATCCTGACGATCAAGCCTCCGATCCGACCGTGTGGGCAAAGGCGCACCCCGGTTTAGGCGTCATTGTTGACCCCACGCAGCTGCAATTAGCCGCGCAAACGATGCTAAATACGGGCGATCCGGTGCAGATTGCCGAGTTCGAGACGCAGTTGGCGTGCAGATATCACGAGATTGCAACGACCGACATCGATCTTGCGGTGTTGGAGCGGCAGATGGTTGACTGCGACTGGGATCGGTTGCGCGGATCGCCGGCGGTGATCGCGATCGACCTGAGCCGCGGTGGATACGGCAGTCAACTTGACTTGACGGCACTTACGATCATGGTGGTCGATGGCGGCATCATCCGTGCGCGGAACGTGTGCTGGTGGGCCGGCACGGACATTGCACTTGACGAGAAGCGCTGCAAGAACCCGCTGCAAGTGTGGATTGAGGCAGGACACCTACGCCGCATGCCTGGTGAATGGCAGGATATGTCGATTGTTGAGGCTGAAATCGAGCATTTAATGGCGCTTTATGACGTCCGAAAGATCGGCGTTGACCCACATCCAGCGCAAGCGCGAGATATTCGGAGGTGGCAAGACCGCGGATGGCCCATCGTTGCGGTCGATCAATCGATCAGAACCATGGCTCCGGCGTGGAAACTGTGGGGCGATTTGCTCAAATCCAAGCAGTTGTGCTACCAAGTTGACCCGGTTCTAGCGACCGGACTGAACAACGTGCGACTCATTCGCGACAACGTAGGTAACACGCGACCGGTCAAGGGACGCAGCGCCGGCAACATGGATGTCATCGTTTCCGGCAACATGGCAGCGCTGTTGATGGAGCATCACCAGGTGCGCGAGTCGACCGGACTGAGTACGAGCAGCTGCCCGATCGGGTGAAGTAAGTACTTCACCGTGAAGATATTTTGCGTTTAGTTGGCAAGTCCATAAATCGCTATTGACAGTCCTAGGCGGACTTGTTCCATGCTCTGCGTGAGCATCTTCGCCAGGTTCATGGGATTCAGAAGCGCCACGGTCGTCTATGCACGGCCGGAGCCGCTAGCCGCACCGGCTATAACGTCCCTGCCTGCGGTCGTTCGAGCGACTCAACTGATATCGGCAGACCTTGCACGGCTACCGTTCCACGTCGTTGATAGCGATGGTCAGTTGGTTGACTCGCCGATTACACAACTGATGACACGCGACGCTTCGCGCTGGCAGTCAGGTTACGAGTTTCGCCGTTACATCACTGCGTGTGCGCTCGAATCCGGCAACGGTGTCGCGCTCATTCGCCGCGATACCACAGGCGCTGTTGCTGAATTGCAACCGATGCCAACGAACGCCGTGAGTTCGGAAATGACCGAGGACGGTGTGGTCTACAAGCTCGCCGGGACTACGTTGTCCTCCGACCAGGTGCTTCACCTTGGTTGCTACCCCGACCCGCTGCGCCCGGACTGGTTCATCGGGCCGATGGACGCCGCTCGCGCTGCGTTCAATCTCGCCGCAGACCAGGACGCGGCACACTCGGCGCTCATCAAGAGTGGCGGCAAAATCAGCATTAGCCACCCCGGCGCAATGAGCGATCAGACGGTACAAGCCATCCGTGACGCATGGCAGACCATGCATTCAACGCCAGAAGGTGCGTCGCGCCCGTTGATCCTGCGCGAAGGCATGAAGGCTGAGAAGATCAGCGAGAGCACTAGCAATGTGCTTGAGTCGCGCCGATTCTCCATTCAGGAAGTCGCACGCGCCTTTGGCATTCCGCCCGAAATGCTGTACCAGCAAGGCGGCGGAGCGCTTGCATCGCAATCGGAAACCGCTCGCGCCTACGTTGACGGCGCACTCGCCCAGTGGGTGAGCGCGTGGGAGTCGGAGATCACGCGCAAACTCTGCAGGCCCGGTGAGCATGCACGTCTCGACGTGGACGTCCTGCTTCGCGGAAACATGCGGGATGCCGGAATGGCTTTGTCCAAACTGGTGCTCGCCGGGATTATGTCCGGCAACGATGCACGGCACCGGCTCGGCTTGCCTCCGCAAGACGGGCTTGACGATGCCAAGGTCTCCATGCCTGGCGGCATGAGCGCAGTCCAAGGCGACAACGCCGGCGAAGGCAACATGGGGGACGACAATGCTTGAGATTCGCACGGCCAAACTAGCCATGACGGGCGACAAGATCGGCGGCTACGCCTCGGTCTATGACGCTCCAAGCCACCCGCTGACCATCCGCGGCATCAATGGCGGAAAGCCATTTACCGAACGTGTGGCCCGAGGTGCGTTTGATTCGTCACTCGGCAGCAACATTTCATTGCTTGTTGGTCACGATTCGCGCGACCTACTCGCCAACACAAAGAGCGGATTGCTGCAACTGCGCAGCGATCAGCACGGCCTTGCGTTTGAAGTAACGCTGCCCGACACCCAACGCGCCAAGGACGTCCGCCAGTTGGTGGACGCTGGCGTGTTGTCTGAGATGTCGTTCGGTTTCCAAGTCATCGCCGACAGTTGGGTCGGCAACACTCGCACACTCTCGCAGGTTGCGCTGCGTGAAGTTTCCATCGTTGAAAACGGCGCTTATCCGCAGACAAGTGCCGAAGCAAGAACCCTCCAGTCGGGCCTTGCCCGTCTACGTCTGCGTCTAAGGATGCCGCTATGAAACTGTCCGAAATGTTTGAGACCCGTAAGGCGCTCGTTGCAGAGCGTGATTCCATTCTCGCCCAGGACTCCATGTCCGTCGAAGTCGAGGCCCGTGGCCACGAAGTCGCCAACGAACTAGGCAAGCTCGATGCAGAGATCCGCGCCGCGCAAGTGCGCGAGCGTTTCGCTTCATCGTCTGCCATTGAGAACCTCGGCAAGAAGACCGAAGAGCGCTCAATGGACATTCGCTCTTCCAAGAAGTACGAGGAGCAGTTCGTCAACTACCTCCGCACCGGCCAGATGCCCGAGCAGCGTGAACTGATCACCTCCGCGTCAAGTTCGATCTTGATCCCGAAGGTGTATCAAGATGCGGTTCTCAAGTACCTCGATGCAAATAGCATCATGCGTAATATCGCAGACCTCCGCACTGGTGTTCAGGGCTATCAAACCCTGCGCTTCAGCACGCTGAAAACTGCGGATTACACCAGCGCTTGGACTCAAGCCGATACGGCAAGTACCGCAACAACCGCTGCTGATCCGCTGTTCAAGGAAGTTCCCCTGGCACCGGTTCCATGTTTGCCAAAGACCGAAGTGAGTCAGCAACTGATTCTCCAATCGGACGCCGGATTTAACGTGGAAATGGAAGTCATCGACCATTTGCAGCGGCAGTTGCTTAAGAATTTGGAGTGGGGCTACATCGGCGGCACCGGCACGAATGCACCGACGGGCATCTTTACCGTCAAAGCATCGACCGGAGTCACCACCGATATCAACATCACCACCGCAACGAGCACTGGTACTACCCGCGCCCTGGCAATCACCGCCGGTGCAACGGTTGCCAAGTTGTCCGAAATGCGCTACACGAAGTTGCCTGCGGCGTATTGGGGATCTGCTTCGTGGATCTTGCCGCAGGACACCTACGCCGCAATCGCCGGTCTTCTGGTGAACAATGTTCCGATCTTTGTGCCAAGCGCAGACGCCGCGCTCGTTGGTGCTGCTCCGTTTACACTGATGGGCCTCCCGGTGTACATCACCGAGTACCTGCCAGCGCACGTTGCAACCGGCGGCACCGGAAAGAACTGCATCGCAGTCTTGGGCAACATCTCCGAATCGTTCGCGATCCGCGAATGGGGCGGAATGTCCATCACCCGCGACGAGTTCTCATTGTCCGGCACTGCGCGTATCCGTTACCAGGGAATGCAGTTCGCCAATTCCGATTTCACCCGCGTCAATGCGCTGGTGCAGTTGCAAGTTACGAACGCCTGATTCTGATCCTCTCATCCTTCGGGTGGGTGGGGCTTCGGCCCCACCTACCTGCAGCGAGGAACTATGGCCCTAGATATCGCAAAGTTCCGCAGTTGGGCTCGCATTCCTCACACCGAGGATGACCCGGCTATTGGCATTGCATGGGCAGCGGCAGTACGCGAACTTGAAGAGCGTACCGGGTGGTGCGTGGAGAGCGTCACCAGGACGCAGTGGGTGCCTCAGGCGCCCGTCACGATCTACGGCGGTCTCTACCTCCGTTTAGAGCGGCAAGGCGACCTGGCAGGCACTACGGCCACCTACAGCGACAGCGCTACGGTGCCGCTGACCGGCACGTGCGCCAAGATCATGATTAACGGTCTGATCTATGTCGATATGGAGATTGACGCCATTACCTACCCGGTTACCTTGACGGTGACCGCCAGCAATGCCGCGTTGAACCCGCTCCTTGAAATGGCACTGCTGAACCGCGTCGCGCAGAAGGTTGCGGAGCGCGGCGACGATACGAAGGCGCTCGACTCCACTTATTGGGATCGGATTACCTCAATGATGGGTAAGGGGATTGGATAATGTCCATGGGGCATGTTCCATCCGGAATGATGCGCCTCGTCATGACGGCGCAGAATCCAGTACGCACCGTTGATGCGTTTGGCCAGGCGTCTGAGTCCTGGTTGTCCTTCGCCACCTTGCCGGTGCACGTGGAGCTCGCGAACACCTCAGACACCATGGATGACGGCGGCCCAGCGACGCGCACGGATTGGCGCATTCTCGCCCCTTGGCATCCAAGCATGAACAACCGTAGCCGGTTGTTGTGGTACGACAACGGCACCGAGCGCACGTTTACCGTTCGCGCCTGCTGGGATCGCGACCAACGCCGACGCCGGCTAGAGATCGAAGCCTCGGAGGTGACGCCATGACCGTAGTCAAAGTCACAGTCGACACCAAGGAAGTGCGCGACACGTTGCGCCGGCTATCGCCGCGCCTGAATGAGTCAGTGCGCAAGAAGGCAATCCGCAAGGCCGCGAAGCCGTTTACCGCATCGCTCAAGGCGCTGTGGGTCAGTGCGCCCTACAAGGGCAAGAACCCGCACCGTAAGGCGATCGCCGCGGCAACCAAACTGAACTCCCCGAAGCGCATGGGTGGCGAAGGTGCACCGATCCGCGTGGAGCTCGGCGTAGTGCTTGGCAAGAAGGGCGGTGCCAGGGCAAAGGGCATGCAGTACGTCTACCCCTGGCTAGAGAACGGATTCAAGCACAAGGCATCAGGCAAGTTCATTGCCGGTTCCCATCGCAGCCTGGCGTGGAGCCGGTCGAACGTCAGCGCGTTCATGCAGTCGATCGCTACCGAGATTCTTGTTGAGGCTCGCAAGATCTTAGGAGCCGCCAATGTCGCTTGAAGCCATTCATAAAGCCATCTACGCGCTACTAGCAGCAAGTGGCGATACATCGGTCGGCATACGTGTTGCCGGCACGCCGACGCCATGCCTGGTGTACGAGATTACCTCGGCTTCTATTGATCTTTCAATGGCCGGAGCGTTGGCAAAGAACCACTGGACAATCGGCGTAGAAGTGCAAGTAATCGGGGACGCTATCCAAGACGTCTTGACGCTTGTAGACGATCTATCCGGGACATTTGGCGTTCCCCGCAACGATGCGACGAACCTATGCAGCATCATAACCTCAGAATTTAGCGTTGTGTTCTCTGTCGAGCCGCTTGATGACGGCCGCGAAGACGCAGCGCGTATCGGAACAATCTCACTCACCCTACTTGTCCAGGAGGACTAATCATGCCAATCATCGCAGGCTACGGCGGAACATTTACCCTTGCATTTCAAGGTGCATCCGCGACATCGTTCCCGGCTAAGAACATCACTATTTCCATCGCGCGGAGTAGTCTTGATGTAACCACCATCGCTGACTTCCGTGAAAAGCGCGCACCTGGTCGATTCTCGCGCACTGCCACGTTTGACATCATGGCGAGCGACTCGACAACGGACAACGTGATTCGGACTCACATGAATCCGACAACCCTCGGCGCGGCGACGATTGTCAGTGTCGCTCTGTCGTTCACCGACCAAGGATCGATTGCCTACACCATGACCGGACACCTCACTAGCGCCACGCGCACGGATGACGGCACAGGCCCGGGAATGTGGTCTCTCACTCTCGAGGAGGCTTGATGCCGTTCGATCTTTCCCAACTGATCGCCAAGCCGCGCACAGTCAATGTGCCTGGCGTTGGCGTTGTCATGGTGCGTGAGCCGACCATGGCGGATTACGCCCGCGCACCGGCTGACCCGTACTGGTGGGGTGCTTGCATCAGTTGCACCGATGGAAGTCCGTTCGTCCTGAATCACGCCGAACTAGGAAACATTCGGGCAGAACTCTGCTCGGCACTGCTGGAGGAGATCAACCGCCCGCGCCCTACTCAAGCGCCGAGCGCAGGCTCTGGCGCATTGCAGATGGGGAACGAAGGATGATGATGCCGGCAGGAATCGCCGCAACCGAACTGACCACCCTTGAACGGTGCGAATGGTTGCTCACTGCCCTGGTAGTCAATGCCACCAACCAACCGCCGCAGCGGTGCATCCCTTGGCTAAAGGCGGAACACTATGGCAGATAAATCCATGAAGGCGGTCATCCGCGCAGAAGTAGACCCGTCGGGCGTCATCAAGGGCGTTGCGGCGACTAATCGCGAGCTGCAGAAGTTGAACAGCAAGACGAGCGCCATCGCCATTGGTGCATCGTTCAACATGGCACAGCAGGGCTTCCAAATCCTGATGCATGCCTTCCAAATGATCGACCGCCGGATGCAGGAGATTACCGCGCTCAGTTCGCGGTTCTCGCCCGAAGCCCAGCGCGGAATCATGGAAACGACTATGGCGAAGATCAATGACGAGATCAAGTACGCCAAGGCATTCGGGCCTGACGTAGCCGGTGCGGAGCGTGCGAAACGTGCTGGAATGCAGGCGCAAACAGCATCAGATCTTGGAACTGCTGGCAGCGGTCAACTTGCGTTTACTGAATCGATGAAGCAATCAGGATCAAGGGTAATTGACGAAGCGATTAACCAATTTATCATGGCGTTCAACGATCCGATGAAGAAGTTCTCGATGCAAAACGTTCGCAACCTGAACAACGAATTCGGCTTCGGAACATCAGGCCAGCAGAAGACCGCCGGCATGAGCGACACTCCGCGCCGGGATGAACAAGTATTGGTTGAAATCAATAGAACTCTAAAGGGCGGTTCCTAATGGGTAGTTTCAGCACTGTTGAACTTGCAGGCAGTCGCTCGTACGAACTCGGATCAATCCCGGGCGAATCTGCAATGCAGATCGTTTACCTGGTCAAGTGGACTGCGGCAACGACTGAAACGCCGACCGAACAAGAAGTGCTGGCGGCATGCCCGAAACCAAACGCCCGAATCAATTCCGGCATCTACGGCGCTTACGGTTATCTGAAGACCATGGTCATACGCTCGGTTGACATTCAACCGATCCGCGAACAGGCGTACCACTACCGCGTCACTGTCCGCGCCACCACCCGCGAATACGGCTTCTCCGATCAGAACGATTTCTGCCAGTGCACACGCGCTACGGTGGTGCGTTCGACTGCGCTGTACCGCAAGGGTGCTGCGCTTGCTGCCGACGGCACGGTGACGTTCTCCGGAGCAGGCGATATCGGCGGCACGAAGGTTGACAGTAACGGCAAGGCAAAAGCCTATGACGTCCCGCAGCAACTGGTAACGATTGAAACGCAGTATGACCGAACGCTACCGTCCGGATCGCCATTAGCCGAGCCACTGTGGTCGGTCTATACGTCCTACGTTGGTACGCGCAACGATGCCACGTTCCTTGGAGCTCCGAAGGGATCAATGCTGTACCAAGGCTTCCAGACTGCGCCGATCGACTCAAACTATTACCGAATGTCCCACACTTTCTTGTATGACGCCTGGTACCACCTTGAGCAGATCCCGGCGCCGAATCCAACCGGCGAACCGATCTTGGTCGCCGGCGTGACCATCGGCGGTTTCCCGATCCTGCAAGTGGACAAGGTTGTCTACCTACAGAAGTACGACAGCTTCACGAATTTCAACAACATCATTACCGCAGCGCAGTTGTCCGCCCTGACCGCACCAGCACCCGTCGCAGTCTAATTATGGCAATTCATAACCCCGTATTCACCTCAAACCTTTATGGTGGCCTTAGCAGGCACGCCATGAATAGTTTCGCGCAGGCAGTACGGCAAGTGAACGCCAATTCGGAAGGCGTCACGTTTAGCCAGGCGCAAGTGTTTGAGCGTGCGCCTACCAAGTCTGTCCTGGTCACGTTAGAGACTGCCACGGCGATTTCAGGCGCTGCCAACCGATGGACGTACGCCGTGAAGATATGGTTCCCGACACCCGTAGCCGGCGGCGGGATCACGCTGCCAACTGGTGACAAAAGCGGCACGTACGCAGCGGCAATCAACCTCCGCGAGTGGCACAACACTTCCACGATCGTTGACGGCATGAACATATCGATCGCGCCGGCGGCAACCGTGGGCCCAGTCGGTTCCATCTATGACTCCGGCACGGCTTCATGGCCGACCGGACAACTCTCCGCGAAGGTGGAACTACACGTTTGCTATGACAGCAGCGGCGCGGTGTTTGCGTACTTCGATCGCCCCAACCCAATCAGGTGCACCTAATGGCCAACCTCACGCTCGTAACTCCGATCCCGCCCCAAGTCATCTGCAAAGGTGAGGTCTTTGCCGTCTCGATGCACGTGCACGATGACGGCGCCAACTTCCACTGGACGAACGCAGGATTTACGCCCAAGGGCTATCTCACCGTGGGCACGGTCACCGTGCAAGGCACGGGCGCGGTAGTCAACGCTGGCGGCGGCACTGCCACGGTGTCTTGGACTTCTGTGCAAACGCTGACACTTGACGCCAACGCTTGGGGCACCATCGTGCTCTACGCCGACCCGACATCCGGCAGCGAGAACCGACACATCGCGACCATCTTCGCACGCATCACAGCAGAAAGCATTCCCTGATGTACACCTCAATGTTTCGTAAGGCGATGCTGGGCGACACGGCGACGCTGAATCTCGACTTCACCACTGGTGTTCTCGACTCGCGGTTGACCTTCACGCGCGCCGCAGGCACAGCGACCTACATCAACAGCAGTGGTTACGTCACGACCGCAGCAGCGAACGTCGCGCGGTTTGACTATGACCCGGCAACGTTTACAGCGCTTGGTTTGCTAATTGAGTCTTCAGCAACCAATCTACTGAATTGGAGCGAGACATTTGCTACCACCGGTGGAACTAACAACAACTGGGCTGACACGAACCTCACGCGCACAAGCACAAACAACACTAGTCCACGCAATGACGCTACCGCGCTACAGATCACGGCAAGCGCAGGCAATGGAACAATCATCAGTTCTGCCGCAATAGGGACTTCGGCTTCTCGCACCCTGAGTGTTTGGCTGCGCCGAGTGACTGGCACAGGGGACATTCAATACACGCTCGACAATGGCACAAACTGGACTACGCAAGTAATCACCTCATCATGGGTTCGGTACTCGTTTGCGGCTACAACCGCCGCCCAGCGTGTGGGTTTCCGTATTGTCACAAGCGGAAACGCCATCGAACTTTGGGGAGCACAACTAGAAGCGGGTTCCGGTGCAACTTCTTACATCAGCACAAGCGCAAGTCAGGTCACGCGGAATGCGGATGAGTGCACAGCAACTGGAACCAATTTCTCTTCATGGTGGCCGCTATCGCAATCAGCATTCACCGTGTATTGGGATGGAGACATTTCGCGAAGTCCGGCGAATACCCAGTTCTATTGGTTAACTCGCGCTGGCGGATCAAGCAGAAGCCGAGGCTATGTCACTACCGGATCTCTGATTCGTGCAAACAACACCGCATATGACTTCACAATGTCACCGACTACCAGCATGACCGTAGGAACACGGTTTAGATCAGCGGTTGCAATTTCGTCCGGAAGTTCTGCGATGTACGCCAACAATTCGACTGTCACGGGCAGCGATACAAGCGCGGGCGCGGTCACCTTGTTCGATGCTGACAGTCTCAACTTCAATCCAAACGCCGAAAACTTTATGCACATACGGGCGTTTAAGTTCTACAACACTCGACTTACTAACGCCGAACTTTCGGCACTGGTTTCATAATGGACTACTTACTAAGAACGACCACTGAGTCTGAAATGGAAGACGCGCTCATTGCCGCACGGATTGCGGAGCGAATCGATGGCCGGTTGATTCCAAAGCAAGGCATTTACATCGATCACGTGGGCGCTATTAAAACTGATGTGCGATGGCATACAAATATTCGCGCCACTGAAAACCTGAGCGGCGCACAGGTGGCGCTGCTGCCGACGTTCACGCCAGCGCCAACCATCCCATACCGCGTCTTCGCATGATCCACCTCGCGCTATTCATCATCCTGATCCTTGGCGGATGCGCTTCGCAGACGGCCTTGATATCGCACGCCGCGACATCGAGCGCCGCAAGCGCAGCGGTAGCACGGGCGCACCTGGTGGCGGCAAGCGCGGAGCTCGACAGCATTGAGGCGCAGGCGAACGCGGTGCACCAGGCGATACCTTATGTCTCGGATGACACCCATCCCATCTACAGCACACTGACCTACATGAGCATCGGCGCATCGGTGCTCGTTGTTGGTGCGCTGATCTACATGTACATACCACGGAGATAAG